AAGGAAATTGTGGTAACTCTGTTTGAGGCAGCAGTATCTCCCCAAGCAATCTTATTTACTTGAAAATGACTACTGTTTACGTAATCGGTGGCAATAGCAGCGGTAGTTCCTGTAATATCAACAATTAGATTCGGGTCTGTATCTGGCATTTATTTCTCCAAGTATTATTTGTATTATTCATGAAAGCTGTTATATATATGTGTACTATGGTCCTATTTTTTGATAATGAAACCCAAAATGATTTTTGTCGTCAGGTCGAGAAGTACGTAGAACAATGGAATTCAACATATATAGATGCCGTTATTAGTGTATGTGAGTCCAAAGATCTACCTGTCGAAAGCGTAGCTAAATTTTTATCTAAGCCTATTGTGGAGAAAATCCAACAAGAAGGCGAAAATTTGAATTTTCTACAAAAAACAACAAAATTATTATTTTGACTTGACAACTCAGTTTTAGCCTGTATAATATTCTTACAAAAGGAGATACTACATGTCATTTAAAGATTTGAAGAAGAATTCGTCTGATTTCAGCAAACTCCAATCCGAGTTGGAGAAGCAAAACAAAACTAACGATTATAAGGATGATCGTATGTGGCTACCAGTACTGGATGCAGCCAGTAATGGATATGCCGTAATTCGGTTCTTGCCAGCAGTTCAAGGCGAGGACATTCCGTGGGTTAAGACTTACCAACATGCATTCCGTGGTAAGGGTGGCTGGTTCATTAATAATTGCCCAACAACACTTGGTCAGAAGTGCCCAGTATGTGAAGGTAATAGTGAACTGTGGGCTTCTGGTACAGAAAGCGATAAGAATATTGCTCGTGATCGTAAGCGTAAACTTACCTACACATCAAATATTTTAATCGTGGAAGATCCAGCAACACCACAAAACAAGGGCAAGGTTTTCTTGTTTAAGTACGGAAAGAAGATCTTCGACAAGATTCAAGAACAAATGAATCCTGAATTTGCAGACGAATCAACAGTCAATCCGTTTGACTTTTGGAAGGGTGCCAATTTCAAGTTGAAGATTCGCAAGGTTGAGGGTTATGTGAATTATGACAAGAGTGAGTTCAGCGCAGCATCCGCTTTGTTTGATGGTGATGATGCCAAGATTGAAGCTTTGTGGAACAGTCAGTATCCACTAAAGCCCTTTGTTGATCCAAAGGAATTCAAGTCATATGCAGAACTCAAGGTAAAGCTTGTGGATGCCCTTGGCGGCGATCTTCGTAGTGAAGCGGGTGAAGAGGATACCTTTGAGTCAGACACAAAGGCTCGATCATCTTCTCGACGTTCTGCTCCAAAGCAGGAAACTGAAGATGTTGATGTTGATACCTATCTTAAGTCACTTGGTAACGAGTAATAATTCAGGTTTTTTCTGAGTCAAAAAACCCCCAGAAATGGGGGTTTTTTTATTATGCTATATTTGATCTCCAACTAGGCATTTGTTGGTAATCACGCCGTAATCCACTAAGAAAATCTGTACTAATACTTGTTACGCTTTGGTTGTTGTTAGTAACATTAGCAGAAGAAGCATTCACTTGACCTTGACCTTCATTTAAATCTCTTGCATCTTTTAAGTTATTACTATTAGCAATCATACTCATAACTTTCATAGTTTTTGATTCAATATCACTAATACTGCTATGATTATATGCTGCAGATTTAGCTTGTGCTAATGCTTCTTCAAACGATACTTCTCTTTGTGGTGTAGAAGTATTTTGCCGTTTAGGAGTTAAATTTTGATCCTGCTTAGGACGACCATATCTTCTTCTTAATAAATCCTGTTCTTTTTCTTTGTTTGATTTTTCAATTTTAGTTTGTTCTAAGTCAAATTCTTTTTGATTAAATTTCTTGATTTCTGGAAGTCCTCCAGGCGTAAAATGACCATCACTTGTCTTAGGTTTTCCATTTTTGTCTCTTTGTGGTTCTAGCATTAAAAGCTCATTTCTGTGGTATTATTTAGTCTATTGGTTTCTTCTTTTAAGTGATTTCTGATTTGTTCTAAATAAACAGTTCGTTCCCAAGGAATCATGGTTTCTATCTCATCTAGACTATAATGATGATGATATTTCATTTGAAAATTTTGACGATAATATAAATCTAGTGTCAAATGATCAAAAAAAAAATTTATAAAATTAAACAGACCCTTTATCTTTATTTGTCTAGTTACTCCATCAGAAGTTTTATAGTTTGACGATACTTGAATAGAAGGCAAAGAATCAAAGTATTCAATAATCATATTAAATTGCTGTGGTGTTAGATTTTGTATAAACTCTACAATTTCTTTTTCTGGCTTATCTTCACAATTGATTATTTCTTTTTGTGTTTGAATTTGCTTTAGGCAAGAAGCAATATAGGAATAAATTTTATCAGAATTTGTATTATAATCTGGATACTTTATTAGGGTTTTGATTGTTGGTGGTGTCATAATTAATAGTAAATTATTATTAATTTTTATTTTTGGGCTACTTTTGGGCTTGTTTATTTTTATATCATTCAGGATATTAACCTTTAATATAGCATCTTCGCCTGTGTCTGGGCATTTAATACTAAAAGATTCAATTTCTCCTAATGATTTTGCTCTTAGAAGCAAGAAAGCATGCTCAAAATCAGCAATACTTGATTCTTTGGCAACAAACCCCTCAAAACAAGAATTAACGATATTCATTAAAGTTTTAAGAATGCCAGTCTTGTCATCAGAGTTTTTTACTAGTAAAAGAGACTTTTCTTCTAAAACAATCATAGGTCTAAAACACACAGATTTACCAGACACTAGAGTTTCGCAATATTGAGGAAATGATGAAGTTATTAGATCTTTTAGAGGCATAGTATAAACCTTAAGTAATTGTATAATATCTATACATCATATCAACAATAAGAGTTAGATATTGATTTGGTGTATCGTTACTGAATTGAGTAGGAATAATTTGTTTTGGATACGCATCGTGTAATATAATAGTTTTGACTACATTATCGTTTCCGTCTAATGCTTCTATTTCTAGGGTTCCTACAATATTAGTAAAATATTGTACTCTCGTAGAATTGACTGTACTGCTACTAGTACTATTAATGAACATAGAATTTATCCAAGAATCAAAAAAAGATCTAATATTCCAGTTTTTATCTACTATAAATTCTATAATATAACGATCATCATAGTTTCGTCGAATTGGTATACTGATTGGTGGACCAGAAGGTGACATTGTATCTTCATAAAATATAATAGATTGTGAAGGAGTCTGTATATTTGAAGCAAATACCGTAAATGATGTAGGAGTAATCTGAGTTCCTCCAGGAATGCTAGTAGGAGGTATTATATTAACACGAAAACGATTAGATTTTTGAAATCCAGATGCAGTTGAAAACGCAGTAATTAATGTAGTAATATCTGATTTTTGTGGACTTTTTGGATAATTTGCCATATTATGCTCGGAATAAGTTATCTTCTGTTAAAATCTTAAAGACCCAGCCTCGTTCTTTGCAGTATATTTCTGCAGCCTTCCATTTGCATGTATTAGTTTCGTAGGTAATACATTCATTCAGGTGTGCTCTTTTATTCTTTTTTGGTGTTGGTTTCACTGTTTGTTTTTTTGGTTTGATTTCTACTACGTAAGTTTCTATGATTCCATCTTTAACTGCCTCAAATAAAAAATCTGGGTAGTATTGGTGTAATTGTTTGTCTATAGTAGATAGGTAAGGAATTTTCAATTCTTCGCTACACCAGCGAATAATATTTTCATTTTGGTCTAAATATTTACAAAACTTGCGTTCCCAGTTAGATCGACAAACAATGTTGTCGGCATTACCTACGTATTTGGAGACAAATTCTGGTTTATATTTGGTTTTGTATGCCATAATCGCAACTATATATCTATACAAATGCCAATAGACTTTACATTTCCACCATATAACTCTGAATTTCATCAAGACATTCCTGTTTGGATGAAGTTTTATTGTGCCGATTATAGTACATTTGCTGAAAACCGAACTAGAGCTCGTATTATAAGTAAAGCATACGTAACTCTTACAATTCCTTATCC